TGGTTCTTTAACTTCAAAGTCTAAATAATGTTTAGCACCTACTAATGAATCTTTAGCTCTGATGATTTTAGCTTGCCACCAATGTGGGAAATCTACTTCTTCAGATCCTGCTTCAAATTCATCCATCATTTGGTATAAATCCATAGCATATTTTCCAATACGATATAGATCAGATTTTAACATGCCTGGTTCGTTGTCTTCGTGACCTAAATCTAGGTCTTCATTCATACGACCAAAATCAAGGTCAACATTAAATTCTTCACCAATATGATCAATTGCTCCCATAGCTGCGTCTTCAATAGACATTTCACCTACATGAGCAATATTTTTTACTACTTGAGATAAATCTTCGAATTGGCTATCTACTTGATTAAAATTTTCTTTTAGATCACCTACTTCTTTAGCAGCTCTAATTAAATCTTGTCTAGCTTCTGAATCACTAACTCCTCTGTATTTAGCTAATCTTTTGATAGCAGACATTGCGATGCGTTTTTCTTCACTTGAAGAACCTTCTTCTAAACCTAAAACGTCTTCAGCACCTAAAATACCGGCTTCAGCATCATCTGTATTAGATTGAGTTCCACCTTTAAGATCTAAATCAATTTCATCAACCATTGATTTTTCAATAGCAGCACCACGTTTTTCTTCGTAGTCAGATAGTTTACCGTCTTTATTTAAATCTGCTTTTTTAGGATTCTGTAAAGCATCCTTAATCATTTCTCTTAGTTTATCTTGATCCATTGCTTCTGCTTTTGTTTTTGCTAAATTGGTAGCGCGACCATACATTACTGCTTCCGCATCCTTACCATATTTCTGAACTAACGCACGCTTGTTATCCTTCATTTTCATGATGATATCTTCGCGTTTAGCTAGTTCAGATTTGGTAAGTTTACGTTCGTTCATGTTTTACTTTTTATCTTGAGCAACAGATGCTTTACGATAATCAGAAATCAAACTTTTGATTCCACCTAATGCTTTACGAGCACGTCCGTGTGCTGCTTTTGAAGTACCTGCGTGCTCCATAGTAAATGATTCGTACAATGCGTCTAGTTGTTCTTTTAATTCTTGAGTGTTCATAATTTTTGTTTTATAAATTTTATTAATTTGTTAACCTTTATTTTTATTTAATTTTATTCCACATTGGGAAAGTTACTGATTCATTTAGATCTTTTGACTTATCTCCTGAATATTTTCTCTTACCATCTGCTTTTTCCATGTTTTCAGAATCAGCACGACGTTGAGCCATGTCTTGTTTCTTCTTACCATGCTTAGCACCTTCAGAATCATCTAACTCGTCGTTATATCCTTGTTTCTTTTCGTCTAGTTCTTCTGTTTCGTCCAATCCGATTGTAGCTTCTTTAGCTCTACCAGCAGCGCTATCTAAGTCCATATCTAAATCAGCTTCGTTTACATTAGCAACGTGAGAACGAGTAAAGTAAGTAATTGTATTACCTATTTGATCCATAAGTTTTTCATCTCCTATGTCCTCAGCAGCTTGTTGTGATTTCATAAGTAAAGCTAAAACTTCAGTTACATCACCATCTTCGCCTGGAAGTTCAGCATTTATATCGATGTCTACTTCTGACTCTTCGTCATCAACTTTAACATCTTTTTCGATATCAACATCAATATCTTCATCATCTGTTACTTCAACGTCTTCTGCCTCGTAAACTGCTGTGTCAGCCATCATTGCGGCTTTGATCATTTCTTTAAGTTCTGATTTTTTCATTTTATTTGATTTAATTTCTTTAACTTCTTCTTCACCTTCTTCTATGTAATCGTCTGTTTCTCTTCTACGTTCCATGTAGTCGGTATCTCCACCCATTTCAGCTTTTGATTGTTCAGCATCTAACATTGTAAAACCTGAACCATCCATAGTAGCTACTAAGCCACCTTTTTCGCTGTTTCTAATTTCATACCCGTTATCTGTTGGTTTAACTCTAAACATACCACCCCAGCCTTCACCAGTACCATATTTAGCATCGTCTTCTGGTGTTTGTTCTGTTGCTTCTGTATCTAGTTCGAATGACATTCCATCTACATTACCTACTTTGTAAACCATGTAAGTTGAGAATCTATCACCTTCAGCATCTTCTGCAGTAAAAGCATCAGCTACCATTTGAGCCATATCCCTAACTTCTTCTGGGGAGATTGCATCTGTAAATTCGTGTAGTTTACCTTCAGCAGCCATCTTATTAGTACTTTTAATACTTTGAGTACCGAACACCCCTGTACTATCATCATTAGCTTTTTCAGCTCTAAAGAAAGTTAGTATACCTACATTACCTACGGATTCTGCCTTGCTTGCTGTAATATCGCCAGCATTAACATTACGGACATTCTTTACTACCCAACCCATATCCTTATCAGGACCATATGCTCCTGAAGGTATGTTAAAATAGTCTCTAACTTTGGTTAAATCTTTTAATCTGTCTTTGTTAACTACTACTTCCATAAATTCCCGACCTCCGGATTCACCGAAAGCAATTGCTGCTAGTTTGGAATTTTGTGAAATAGCATCTTTTGCGTCGCTTGGGACTGAGATTTGGTTTGGGATGATTTTAACCTCAAAGTTTGAAGATTTCATTCTTTTTTCTAGAGCAGGACCTAATTGGACTAGGGGCTTATTTAAGGCTTCAGCCATTGTTCCCTCGTGTAATTTACCTTCAGCTAAAAATTTTGTTAAATCGAAATTATTCATTTTATTTTAATTTTTAGTTTTATAGGAAACTTCCTGGGATATCATCTTCACCACTAAATGTATCAGGGTGTTTGGATATTAATTCATTTTCCATAGCTTTTAGAAGTTTTACATAATCTTCTTTGTCAGCTTTTTCTACTTTTTTAGCATATTTGTTAAATATAGCAGCACCTACTTTTGAATCTGGTTGGGTTGCTTCGTCTCTAAGTTTTTGGGCTAATACATTCTCGTATAGCTTACCTTCAGCTAAATATTTTGTTAAGTCGAAATTATTCATTATAGGATTTAATTATGTTTATATGTGATAAATATGTTATTTTTCCTTATTGATGCGCTTTCCAGCAGCTACAGCTGATTTGTAAGCTTTTGAGTTTTTACTAGATGGTTTTTCTCCTCTTGCTCTTTTAGCACGAATATTGTCCCACAAACCAGGTTCTCCTTCTTTAAGATCCTTAATTACATTCATAAGGATTTTATTCATGGCTTTTGTAGTTAAACCTTTAGTTTTACCTTCTGGGTTGTCGTCTGTTTTTAAGAATTTAGAGTAGCCCTCTTCTTCTTTTAATGATTTAGATACTTTTTCGTTGTGTCCTTTTTGAACTTCGTCTAATTGACTTCTTAAAAGTGGTTTCCAATTAACCATTACTTGAGCTACTCCTTTTATAAATTCAGGATTTTTTAAATCACCTTTAAATTTACCAAATAATGCTCTTAAATCTTCTGTAAATTCCGATACTGATTTTGTTGGTTTAAATGGTTCGGAATCTGGATCTTCTGGGTTTCTAGTGAAACCACTATAACGAGTAACTTCTTCTAATGTATCTGCTTGTAGAGCCTTCCAGTTAGAGTAATCATATTCATCCCAGGGTTCAATAGGCATTAAATTAAATGTAGCTTCTTGACCCATAACAGGTTTGTTATTTAAGTAATGTGAACCTAAACTATCATGGCTATTAAAGAAATTATCTACCTCTTCTTGTGAAGGCATGTATACATCGTATTCGTTTACTTTACCGACAGCGGTATCATAGTCCATCTCTTTTCTACCTGATAGTTTAGCGATTGCAGCATCAATTTTATTTAGTTTTCTTCCATATTCATCAGCAATTGAGCCACCTTCTGGTTCAGCTTCTTGCTCCATATCACGCATTAATTGTTTACGTGCTTTATTTAATGTAGCAAGTTTAGTTGAATTTTTAAAGAATTTATCATTACCATCATCACCAGCATTTGTTTTTCTCATTTTAGCTAGCTTATCTTTAGCTGCTCTCATTTTCATAGCAACTGGGTCGTTTAGGTCAGCTTCTTTTAGTTCTTCTAAACCAACAGCTAAATATCTACTAACGATTTCTTTGGCTTTCTTTAAATCACCAACATTCATCTTTCTTCTAGCAATCTTAAGTTGGTGAATTATAGCTTCATCTCCTTTATTTTGATTCATTGCTTTTTGAATATCTGAAGCTATTAAATCAGATTCTGGGGGTGATGAGTGTATTGTAGACCATGAAACATTTGCTTCTTCTAATGTTTTAGGCTCTTTAACCCAACTTTTCCATGTCTCGTATTTTGGAGCAAATGGAGTATAATCAAGTGCTAATTGAAGTTCTTCAGATTGGTCTTTAAGAGGATAAATTCGAATAGCTTCCTCTTTATCTTCATCTACATAAAAAGTACCTCCAGGAAAATCGAAAATATAAGCACCTTCTGCTCCCAAAAATGCCCCCTCATTTGCGTGGTGTAAAACACCGGGTGCTTTAATACCGGAGCCATATGATTCTGTGAACTTTATCTCTGCTGGTTCTGTTAGAATAAAATCAGGAGAGCGTCTTGAATTTTCTTTTACTGGTTTAGAAAAGAATTCTTGTATTTGTTTAATATCTTCCATTATGCTTTCTTGTAATCAAGTTTATACAACTTACCTTGTTCTCTACGAGCAGCATCTCTAATAGCACTTTTTACTTCAGCATCCGAGAGTGAAGCCTCTAATTTAACTTCCATTTCAAATGGCTCGTCTGGGCCACCTTCATCTGTATCGGCTGTAATACCTTCTACTTTATATACTACCATCTCGTAATCAGAGATTTCTTCATTTATACCTAATTCAGCATGTAATACCTCCATAAATGGGTTAAAATTATGAGCACCATACTCATCTTTAAGTATAGTAGCTACAGCTTTAGCAAAATCAGAATAACTAAGAGATTCGTCAACTCCCGCTATTGCCTGATCTATTGCTTTTGCTGCTAGATCTGACTTTTCTTCGTACAGGTTGGCTTCCTTTAGGTATTGGGTTTTGAACCACTTGCTCGTGTTGAATTGACTCATTAGATTTTTCTTTAATTTCTTCTTTAATCTCTTTAACCGGTGTTAATTGGATTTGTGGTAAATCTTTAATATAAGTTTTACCTTTTACTACTTTCCTATTTTGTCCCGGGTTAAATCTCATGATTATAAATATGGAAGAATTATTGTTCTTTCAAAGATGTTAAATATTCAATAGTATCGTTAATAGATTTTTGGGCTAATTCTGTATTAATCCCACCTTTCCAATTTTCCACATCACCTGCTTCGGAAACAAATCCTTGGTTTGATGTGTCGAGCATTTCTTGAGCCCAATCTTTATAACTATTAATAAAATTATCTATACCATCAACGCGGATTTGCTCTTTATATTCTTCCCACAAACCATTCATTTTTAATTCATGTTCGAAATCAACTTGACAATTAAAGCAACGTCTATAATTAGACCAAAAACTTTTGTCATTTTTACCTTTCATGATTTTTTTACAAGAAGGGCAAAACATAGGCATAGCTAACTCTTTAGCTTTTCCCATTTTTGTAATATTTTGTCTTAAACCATCTTTAATAGTCCATTCACGACCATGTTCAGTCCAAACATCACCTTCCTCATAAAATTCTTTTGCTTTAGTATAACCAATGCCATCGGTAGAACGTTCGCTGGATTTACCTCCTAGAACGTTACGTAAACGTTGAACATCTTTTTTGCCAAATTCTTTTTTTAGAATGTTGTCTTTCATAACTATAAACCTAATTTTTCTAATGCTTTGTTAACTTGATTAGGTGATATGTATAAAATACCTATACCACCAGCATCTTCCCACTGTTTAATATTACTTTCTCTATCATCGATTAATATACTAAGAGGGGAAGCGTAATTTTTCTTTAAATATGATCTGGATAAGATTAGTTTAGTGCTTGGAGTTTTATCTCGTCTCCATAAACGTTTTCCTATTTTAGATGTTTCACTACGTGAAGGGGATGATAATAAAGCATGATCGTATTTAGCAACACGATTATAAAGTGCTTCACCACCAGGCATCCATTTCATACCTCGCCAGAAACCAACACCTGCTGTTTCAATTGCTTCCCAAAAACCTTTAGAGCCATGTTTAGCTTCAAAATCTCTAGGTGCCATACCTGTTAAATCTTTAAATTGTTGATCAAAATCAACCAACACCCCATCCATATCTAGGTAAATTTTATAGTCCATAACCTCATTTTTATTTTCAAATACCGGTAAAGATAATGCCCCTCTTCTGCTTCTCCAAAGGTTTAGCACAAGTTCTTTATCTTCTTTTTTTTCAAGACCTGGGGCTATATCTAAATAATTACTAATCACATCCTTAAATGGTTTTTTAGTTTTCTTAGCTTTTAAATATAAACCTTGGAGCATAGCATCTATCTCCTTCTCTAACATATAATAGTTTTTCTGAGGGAGTATTTTTGCTTTATTAATTAAATCACGAATATCAATATCGTCTTCCATTTGTTTAGAAGAACGTGTATTGTCTCCGGCTTGTGTTTGGTGCTCAATTTCGTGTCGTATAACATCGGAAACATCAGCTGAGATTTTAGACCACGCTTGTGGTAATACTTTAGGATTTACTTTGAATAATGTAGCTATGAATGTCATTTTACCTTCATCTTCGCCTGAATTGGAGGTTCCATCTACTTCATATCCGTCTACTTTTTTATCAAATTCAATCATACCAACGTAATTGAATTCAATTTCTCTACCTTTACCATCTACATCGTCAACATCAATATCAACAAATGATTTTTTAGGCATCGGTTTCTTTTTAGAATCCTCAACCCATTTATTGATTGTAGCTTTAGTTAGTTTAGTAGTTAAAGCATCATAAGCTCCTTCAGTCATTAACTCGCGAGCGAATTGATTTAAACCAAATGGATCTTTTTCTTTCTTTTCTTCTAACCCTAGTGATTTCAATTTAGTATAGTATTTAGGATCTTCTGCTAAATGTTGTAACGCAATGACCTTTGCTTTAGCTTGTGAGTCGGTATGCTCCATTTCAACTTCAATACCTATTTTTAATTCTTTAGGATTGACATCTTCTTCTTTAGCGGGGGTTTGTATTTCATTTAAGCTATCAGTCCAATTTCTAAACGTCATTGTACCTTTTAGGTTTGCTTCGGCTTCAATATCGTTTAGATAATCATCTTCCTGAGTATTTGTAGTTGCAATACCTTCTAATCTACCTTCTAGATTTTGGATATGGTGAATCATTTCATGCGCATAACTACGCGCTATATCCTTGGGATGACGCCCTTCAGTATATAGGACAATAACCTTGTTGATTGGATCATAGTACGCCGTCTTTCCGAAGAAATCCCGAGCGTTTTCAGTATCGCCATCTACAAATTCAAGTCCGGGTAGTGGTTCAATATTATATCCTTTATCGATCATATGTTGGGTTAACTGATCGATTTTACCTTGAATATCTATATCTTTAGAATACGAAGCGTTTTCGTTTACTTCACCATAGCCTGAACCATAAGGAGCAGCTTTTCCATCATCTGGGTCTTCTGTTTCTTTGACGGCTGGTCTTAAGATATTAAATATTTCTTCTTTTTCCTCTACTTGAGATGGTAAGAATTTAAAAAATGCTTCTTTATCTCCTGATAGTAATGCTTTACGAGCATTAGTACCGCTCATACCAGCATTAGAAGTTGTAATTACTTTAACTTCAACGTTATTATACTTATCTACTGCTGTATCAAGAGTTTTAGTACGTGAAGCTATATCTGCTAAGTCTTCATCTTTACCATCTCTAGCACCTAAAATCCAATATATTGTATCTTCAGGATTATCTTTAGCATAACTATAAACTGCTCCGATTGGGGGTTTAGTTGCTGCTTGTATTTCTACCTTCATAGGTAGATAGTTTTGATAGATTTCCCAAGTTATAATTGATTCAGCTTGTTCAATACCATCTCTAACACCACTGCCTACTAGTACTATTAGTTTATCTATTTCTGGGTATTGTTTTAATGCTTCTTCTATAACTGAAAAGTGTCCTGATGTAGGTGGTTTGAAACCACCAGCATATAAAGCTATTACTTCATTTTTATCCTCATTAAGGATACCGTCTACTAAATGTTTTGTTAGTTGATTCATGAACGTAGAAAATTCTGTAATTTACTTTGAGCTTCATCTTTAGATACCGTGTAAGAAAGTATATCCTCTAAAAATTCATCATTTAACATAGCTTGAATTTCAGTATTTAATTCTGCTTTTTGTTTATCAGATTTTTCCTGTTGGGCTGGTGTTTTTGGTTTGGTGTTTTTAGGAGCAAATGGTTCTAGATATGTTTGAAGAATCCCTTCAATATCTTTTATTTTATTACCTTCTAACGTATTAGCTACTGCTGTAAAATTATTACCAAATAAATCAGCATATGGTTTTAGATTATCTGTTACGCCTTTCCAAGTACGTAATACAATAGCAGGTGCTAAACTTCTATCTTCACCACCTGATTTTTCAAATCTATCTTGGTTTTGTTTTAATGAACGTTCTAAATCAGTATAAACGTAAAGCATCAGTACACTATACCCTGCTTCCTCTAACTGCTCTTTAAGTAAAGCTGTTTGTTTATAAGAAGCTGCTGTACCATCTAATATAAATGATTCTCTACCTTCAATAGTAGCTTGTACTTCACCTTTAAATTCCTTGTTAGCTGCAGCCATTGATTTAGCTTGCTCACTCCTTTCTTCAGGAGTAGCATTCTTTAAATCCAGAGATACGTTAGCTTGTTTAAGTTTATCAACAAACGTGTTATCGATATTCATTATCTTTAAACCACCTAAGTCTAAACCTTTTAAAATAGTTCCTTTACCAGCACCAGGAGCACCAGCTAATATAATAGCCTTAGGTTTTCCCTCTACTTCATTTAAAAGTCTTACTAATGATATCATAAACGCGCGTTTACCATAAATATACGAAAACTCCTTTTAATTTCCAAGTACTCGCTGCGCTGTTGTTCTAAAAGTTGTGAAACCGGGTTTGTGGTTTGGGTTCTCTAAATCAAACAAAGTTTTAACTGTTTTAAAGATTTCAAGATTTTCTTCTTGGGTACGTTTTGATTCATACATTTCCCATCCTTTACCTTGAATCTTACCTTCAGCAGCTTTATGCCTTTTTGACTTTAACCATAAAACCCCATAACGATCGGCTTTAATACCAAAACACTCTTCGTAACATTTAGCGTAAATAGCTGTTTGTAAGTCGTAAGTTGTCTGAAGGTTATTAGATGTTTTAAAATCAATAATCCAAAGTTCAGTTTTACCGTCGATTTCAATTTCACACACCATATCACAGGTACCTGCTACTCTTAATTCATCTGAAAATAAATGTACTTCAGCTTCAATTAATTTAGGATTATACTCCTCCCAAAACTCAACAAAACGTAAGAACATTTGCCAAACTAGAGGTTCGTATTGTGGGTAACCTGCTGGGTTTAGGAAATTCATTGCTTTACCATTTAGGTAATCTTCAATCATTTCGTGTGTTTGGGTACCCTGTTCGGCTGCTTTACGAGCAATATGTTCCGAAGCATATCCTGTTTTTTTCAACCAATCTTCAAAGTATTTACCTTTTGGGTAAGTACCTAAAACATAGGTGATAGATGGATAATACTCCCCATTACGTTGATAGTAACGAGAATCAGGCATGGTAATTTGTTTAGCATCATCTGATACTTCCAAAATACGCTTGTAAGAACTCTTTAAAACAATTTTCTTACTCATACAAATTGTAATTTTTTAGCCATTAAATCATATTGACTTAATGGGGTTGTTTTCTGGATTAGGGTAGTAATAGCTTTGAATCCCATTTCTGATGGGTCTTTATCTTCTAAATTTACTAAATATATTTCTTTACCTTCATCCATCAACTGTTCACAAAACTTAACGGCATCCTGTTGCGCGTCCTTATCTAAAGCTATATATATTTTTTGCACCTGTGAGGTAACAATCTTTTTCATTAATTCTCTCTGAATATGCTTACCTAATAATGGTATAGCATTCCGTTTTATAGCCAATGCATCAAACATACCCTCAACTAAAACTAGTGGAGAAGACCAATTTATAAACAATTCAAATGGAACTGTATCCTTACTCATTGGTGGGTTTTTATATTTGACAGGGCTGTGCTCATTGAAGTTACGAGCCACGAAGTAATTTAGCGTTCCCTCGTGGGAATACGACGGTATTATAATCATCTTATCATAGACACCGCCATCGCAATAACCAATATTGTAGCGCAGTATATCCGCTTTACTTACGTTACGACGTTTTAGATAAGCTAGTGCTTGTCTACCAGTCATATCGCCTTTAGATATGTCTACAAATGGTTTAAATTCTTTAGGTAATTTAACTGCCTCAGCTGGTTTGATATTGTCTCTATAATCTTTATAGGAGACATGCTTTTTGATTTCAGCAATCTTATCGTCAGGGGCTTTAGCTTGTTTGAGTAAGGTAACTAGATTTGTACCTTTTTTATTACATACCCAACAGTGCCAAGGATTTTTCTGTCCATCAGTAAAGTTAACCTCTAATTTTGGTTTAGAGTGGTGGCAAAACGGACAGTGGTAGGCTTGATTGCCTCTAGCTGTAGATTTACCTGCTCCTAAAACGGAGTTAACTATGTTTACTAATAAATGATTTACCATATAGGGGTGAATATACGACCCTATTTTTGGGACTCAAAGTCTTTTGTGTAGAACTTGCCGAGAATGTTATCGTTGAAGAAATCGTTTGGATTTTCTAGTACCTCGTAGATAAACTGTGCTTTTGTTTCCTCGTAAGTTAATAATTTCTTTGAGGTAGCCAAAGTTAAAATTTCACGTTTAAAGTTCTCTATTGGTTCGTTCTCTAATAAGTTAGATAGAGTTTTGTTTGAACCCCAATATGTTTGCCAATCGCTTTCTTTAACTACTTGTTTGTATGATGGTTTTCTACCTTTAGTACCCTCATATAGTGCTAAATCTTTTTTAGTTAGTTTAGCTTTACGAGTAAATTTAACGTATTTTTTACCTATATAGGCTTTACCACTTGGAATGTGGATTACTCTATATATAAAACCGAATGTTGATGGGGGAAATGACTCCAAAGAAATCATTTCTTCCCCTTTATATAACCAATTGTTCATATTATTCTAGTTTATTATGTCAATCCTGGGATGTTTACTGTTTCTATGTCGTTTGCTTGCATATTCTGCATTACCATCTTCGTAGTTGAATACCATCTTAGATTATTGAAGATATCAGGATAAGCATCATAAGCACCATAAGGATATATACCTACTGAATCTCCCATTAAGTGAATCTGAGTAGCATAGTTATAGTTAGTAGAAGGATTAACAGGCACAGAAGCTGTAGTTGAAGAATCTGATAATCTATATGTAGTTCCCTGCTTATAATCAGTCTCCCATTTTTTAGGATCTGTTATCATTAGCTTAATCTCTGCAGCTACTGGAGCTAAACTATTATTCTTAAGAGTTGTTATAACACTAGAAGCAACCTTACCATAAAATGGTTTAGTACCTGTAGCACTAGCTCCTATTGTATAGTATCCGTTTACTATCTTATCCATACGTCTACCATGTCCCTGCCAATTCCCACCGCCGCTTATACCTGACATATTTGGAGATAGAGTAGTAAAGTTATCTGCACTACTCATAACTCTAATATCAAAACATGCTCCTAGTTTATCTGGAGTAGCATTAGCACTTGATTGTCTACCACCTTTATGAGCGATATAAACTCCATGCCATTTAGAAGTATCAATATTGATAGCTACAGAACATCTATTATAAGAAGAATATGTTAAAGAACCATGACCCCAATAAAACCACAATGTGTTGTTACCGTCTATCTCTAGTCCAAAGTTATCTCCTCCACTAAAAAAGCCTTCACCATTATTCCATATAGTTTGAAGTGAATTATGACCATCAGCTTTAAATACTACCGTACTTGCCCAAGGTCTAGAATCAGGAGAAGTAGCTGTATACAAATGATTTGCGTTCTTTGTAATATAAGTACCTGAGCTAATCGCTAAAGGATTCCCATTATTGGAATTAACAGCAGCATATCCTGAATTATGTCTTAAGTGTTCGTTACCACCACTACTGAAGTCTACAGCCTTAGTCCAAGGTGTGACAATTGTATTAACTGGTGCATCTTCATTCGTTATCGTAAGCTCTAATGAACCTACACTACTACCATAAGAGTTTGCTATAGTTACAGTAATACTGTATAAGTCGCTAGGGTTAGCTACATTGTCTCCTGTTACTTCAGGAGCTGTACCTTGTAAGTGCCCTGAAATAGAATTGTAAGCCAATCCAACAGGTATGTTACTTATTGCGTAAGTGTTAGCGTCACCCGCAGGTTTAATCTGAAGGTTAATGTTATCGCCCTCTACTACAGTTATGCTTTGATTGAACGGAGAAGGTACGTAGTTAACATCGTCTCCTGTTCGTATTTCGTTCCAAGAAATTCCTGCAGGTGTAGTTGGAGCTGCAGCACCTGAGTGAGTCATATAAGTGTCAGGCATATACCAAGTCTGAGAGGTAGGCTGCTCATCAATAAATGTGTGAGTGTGAGCCGTACCTGCTCCTGAAGCGGCAGTACCGTAAAGTTCGTCAATTAAAATAGCATCTGCCTCGTTGTTAAACAACGGGTAATAGAACTCAGTATCAGGAGACTCAACATAGTACCAAGTCAAAGAAGCGCCTAAGACAACTTCATTAACTGTCATATTGCGAACACCGTTTAGCTCGTTAGCCAAAGGCATAATAGAGAAGAATCTTAATTCTGTATCGATAGCAATAACACTTTCGCTACGACAGATTACTTCAAACACATTCGGGGAAGTCTCGTGAGCAATGTATACTCTACCATCATTATCTCTACCTAGTCTAAACTTGGCTTTGGTTTGGGGACTATTTGAAAAACCTATCTCGTTAATCTTACCCGCTCCGTTTGTAGCGTCAGCATAAGTAACTGGAGTTGGGTATAATTTAAGGTATAATAAACCCTTAACAGCATCACCTGCACTATTGACATTTAAATCTTCTACATTATAAGTAGTCTCGTCAAATAAACCAATATAAACATCGCTAGAGTTAGTCCAATCACCTAATGCTTGCTCGAACTCAAAATATTCACCATTCTTGGATATAGTCTGATTAGAGTATATCCCATTACTAGTATCAAAGTTATCTGCATCTGCAGTAGAGGTATATCCTAAGGTAGTTCCTGAACCTGTCTCTGTTATTCTTTCTCCGTATACGGTAAAATCAGAAGAGTTAGATGTAGTTGTTATGGTAGGTGATGGGGAACCTGTGTCCGAACCAACTGTAGTTCCACCTAACACTTCGTTAAGTCTATCTACCGCTGCCTCTATAGTGTTGAATCCGGTAACCCCTCCATTAAGAACACTTACGTTGTAGTATCTTATATGAGTATATATATCTTTACCCCCACGAACAGTGGATATTTTAATAGTACCATTCGCCATTGCAGAAGCATGTAGTGAATTAACAGCAAAAATGTCACCATTGCTAAACAGTACAGTAGTGTCAGTAGCATCTCTCTGAGCGTCTATAACATCAGTTTGACTAAAGATTAAAGTACCACTTCCTGATATGTTTGATGATATTACGTAAGGATCTATTGCAGTACCAGTACCCGTTACTGCTACATTTGAACCTGCTGTTGTAACACCTCCTACACCTGATGTACCTGAACTACCTGAGCTACCATCTGCACCTGAAGTACCAGATGAACCGCTTGAACCTGAAGTACCAGATGAACCACTTGAGCCGTCTGCGCCTGAAGTTCCTGATGAACCTGATGATCCTGCAGCTCCTTCACCACCACCATCTCCATAGGAACCAGTAGTATAATATTCACCTGTGGTATTATCTCTAACTAAAACGCTAGATGCAACACCAGCGGCATCGCTAACTTCACTATGATACATAGAACCCGTTACAGCAAAACTACCACTAAGGTTTATATTATAGGCAGCTCTTCCTGAGAATGCTACAAGTGATTGAGAAATGTGACCCGCTTTGATGACTTGGCCATCTAATACTTGATCTATTTGATTTAACGTTACTGCCACTGTATATTGTTTTTTTTTAGTTTTGGTATTATCTATCTATGTTTATAAATATAGTAGTATCTGTTGTTCTTGATGTTGGTAGTGGTTGAGATAACTTTCCTACCGCAAGTAGATTTTGATTATCATCATATAATCCTACGGTACTAACGTAAGGAGAGAAAAAAGAACCGGTTGCAAAATCATAAACTGTACCATCTGTAGATCCTGAGATTATTGATGGATTTTGGGAGAAATTAAATTCAAATTCGTTTATAGTAGCTTTGTATTGTGTCTCGTAAATATCAAATGAGCTGGAGAACGAACATGTTATGTCAGTTGTTGTTAAAAAATCATCTACAATCCCAGTAGCAACTCCCTCACCCCCATAATAAGAACTACCGTAATAAGAACTACCGTAATAATAACCTTCCAAGGCTGGTGAGGTAAATGTTATAATACCATGTGAGTAAATAACATTACCCACTACTGTACTTCCTGATATTAGATTACCATTACCATCATCGGTTATATTGTAAGCACTTCCACTAAATATTAGATTGATTGAGTTTGGTTGAAGATTATCTCCATATAAACGTGATGGGATAGATAAAACTGCAATTTCCGCACCTGAACCTGTAGGAATAAAACGATGTGGGACTGTAGATTGTAAGTAGTTTTCATATCTACCAGAAGAATCTGGGCTACCTACAAATACATCACCCATCTCATTTTCTCCAGGAAACAAACTTTGTGTTTGAACTGGAGAACCATAAGATGAAGTTACAAAGTTAGAATAATATAGTTCCTTAATAGAATTATATATTAACTCAGGATCTTGAGTACCTACAGATGAATTACCAGTAGGAGTATTAGACCCTGAGATAAATACTGTTGATTGAATGTTTTTACCTAGGAATTTACCTATTTGAACATTGAAATCTGTAAATTCAGAAGCAGGGAAGGAGAACCCCTTATTTACTTGAAAGGGTTCTACTATTAAATCCTGTGATAAAAATTGTTTGAATGCACTCATTCATTTATTTTAAAAGTCCAGCTTAACTCTAACAAGAGATTCTTTTGTGAAATCTTTTTCTAGTGGTTTAGATAATTTAGCTACTGCTAATAACTCATTAGTATCATTATACAAACCTACAGTTGTAATATATGTTGTAGGTGAGTTAATAAATAATGGGAATAATACCTCACCCGTTGAACCCGAGATAAATGATGGGTTTTCAGAATAGTTAAACTGTGAACTTCTTGGTCTTACAAATACAAAATCTGAAGTAATTGTTTCTTCTGAGTTTGCTGTAAAACTAGATGTAATAGCAGCGTATATAATATTAGGATTTGGGTTTGAAGCAATAGTTAATGCAGAAGTTGTTGTAGCATCTAATCCAATACCACCATCTGCTTGATCATTACTTAATGCTCTTGGGTTTAAAATATAAGTAGCAATATCAGGTAGGAATAAACCATATGAACCTGAATCAATACTATAACCATCTGCTTGTAAAGTAGTGAATGGAACTCCTGCTGAACCTGATACTAACTGAAATACTCTACCTGCATCGTTAAATACTACTGAGGATGCTACTTGGCTATTATCTGTTAATTGAATAACACCATTAGGACCTGTAATTTCTAATGCAGTTGAACCAGGCATTATTGATTCTTTATATCTACTTCTTTCAACTGATATAGACCAGAAATCTGAAGATGTGACACTACCAAAAGTAAATGATGCATTTTCATCACCTAATACTAAAGTACGATATTGTCCATAAATTGTTGAAGATGGTGATTTACCATCTACATCCAAATTATAAGCCATACTACCACTTCCTAATTCATTACCATAGTTAACAGCAAATTCTAAAGATGAAGTTGCAGCGTTTGAAAATACGTTTAAATAGTAATCACCTGAGTTACCAGCAGCTTGGGTAGATGAGGAGAAAAATGTTGTAATAGCAGGGACTTGACTATTAGTCCACAAACCAGCTGTAATGCTGTCAGCGGATACTACAAAATCGTCTGCTTCTAATCTATTAAATGACATAATTAGGATACTTTAGTTATGGTGATTGGTACTTGTAATCTTGCACCACTATCTCTACCTACAACTGTCATTGTAGCATATAACGCAGTGTTAGTACCAAATAATGTATTAACTGTAGTTGCTCTAAGGTTAATTGTTGTACCTACTACTGTTGCTGATACGTTAGTACCTAATGTAGTAGTTGAATTAACATTTAATGCATCTGTTGAGGGTGTATCAATACCAACACCTTCAAAAGTAGATAATAATCTAACATCTGAAATGGTAGCAGTATAACCTGAAGCTTCGTTCTGGTTACCACCTAAATAATTTAGTGTTTGAGGAGTAATTGCTAATGAAGCGCCTTGTCTGATTACAATTGAAGTATAACCTACATCCAAGATTGGCATCTTAGCAGTACCACGTGGTAAAGTAGTAAGTTTATATTTCATGATTTGAGTTTCATCAGGGAATGCTTCTAAAAGAGGCATGTTTTCAATAGCTTGACCGTAGTAAGCTGAACCTGAAGGGTGAGTTGGATTATAAAGTGTATAATCTATTTCATCATCTGCTAATGCAAACTGTGTGATACGGAATGTACCATCGTTTTTAGCAAGTAATTCTCTACCCTTTGTTGTAAGGATAGCATCTACTGTTACTACTGAATTATTTAAATATCCCATTGTTTAATACGTATTTTGTTATAAATATATGATTGTTTTAGCTTTATGCCAAGTTATATTTTAAATTAAATTGTCTCTTGTAAGTAATTGGAGGATGCTATCTACTTTTTCCTCGGTTTCTCCATAAAAATATTCTGGTGTAATAACCCCAGTTGAAGTACCACCAGCTGGTTTATCTACCTCTAATATTAAGTATGAAGGATCTGTTACATACCTTCTAAGTAAATAATAGCTTAATGCACCATTGCTAGTTAAATTAGATGGTAAATTTCTATCTAAAGTTAATATAACATCCCCATTTGCAGTAGATACATTTTTTATATAAAAGGTTTGTGATTCGGTTCCTCCAAATCTAATCTCATCTCCTATTTGAACTATAAATGCATTAGTTATAGGATTAAATCCACTACCTGAGATGTCTGTTTGGCGTTGACCATATACATCTCGTAAACCAACTTGAGTAAGATCACTTGGCATTGCTGCAATTTGGTTAGCAGCTAAAGTACCTGTTACTAAAGAAGAATTGGTTGTCCAATGTCTTTGTGCTGGTCCTACATTTGGGCTAGGTACTTGATATACCCAAAAGAATGAATCTGCTGTTACTTGAAGGGGTCCAGGGTCTGTTATTCCTGTACTTGGTGAGGCTCCTATACTATTTATTTTAAGTTGGTAAGTCTTACCATTTATAGCATCACTAACATTAGAAAGTTTTATAGTAAATATCGGAGTGTTTGCTACATCCCATACATTTATTGTACCTACAATTGGGTTACCATCTTTATACCATTGAAATTCTACACCTTTATTTTGGAGAAACTCTCTATGTACCTCAACTTCAAAATTTAAGGTAACTCCATCAGATGTTGGGTTATTAACACCTATAGTATATAAATTATCACTTGGGAATGTAATAGAACTTCCATTATTTACTATACTTGGAAAATTGGGTTGGATAGCATTACTCCAAGCAGCAGGATTATCAGCATAAGCTTTTATAGTATAATCATTAATAACTTGTCCTGCTTGATCACCTTGAACAAATTCTATTGAACCTGTAGATCCACCCCCTAGATTAGATAATGCAGAATCACTACCTATACTAGAAGTTTGGGTATATATGATAGGTTGTGGTATCTGACCACTTTTAAATATCTTACTGGTACCTTCTAGGTTTGTAAATTTAGATGTTGCACCTTCTTTATCGTTAAAACTTAAAATAGCATTTGAATCTTGTTCAAAATTTTGTTGTACAATACTAAGATTAATACCATCAGAATCATTAATAGGTTCAATTACGTTTCCATCTTCACCTATATAATATCTAACGTTTACAGCACTTCTATCTTCTAAATTATTACCCCATTCAGGAGAAGTACCTCCTACCCAGTTAAAGAATGCAAAATAGTATCCTTCACTTTGTACTACAGGTAACTGACCGAATCCACCTGCTGTTGACAGTTCATTAAAATCAGGAGATGTTGATTTAGCTCCTAAATAATTACGTCTTAGAATTGGTGTTGAATAGTAATTATAATCTTGAATAAATGCTTTTGGTAAATCACCACCTTGTTGCGATGCAGTAATTATTGCTTGTTGGTTTACCGCTTGTATAGCATTAGTAGAATAATCTAACTCCCAGAAAATTTCACTTTGTCTTGGAATTAAAACATTATTGATAATAGCATTACAATCACTATTACTAAAATCACCATTAAAATATGGATCTAATACAGATAAAATATCATTTTGTGTAGGTATTACTACGGGATTAGGTACGGGTGCTGGATCTCCTGGTGGGATATTACTAACTAAAGCAATACTAGCATCTGATGATACTTTAAATAAATAACTATCGGGATACTCATTTGTAAGTAGAGCTGTAAGAGTTAGAGTTGTTGTTGAAGTTGATACACTAGTAGCACCGGTTTGAGTTGGGGCTAGTGCTGATGTTAATATTGTAAATTCTTTAACATTAGGAATAATAGTAGTTAAATCTAACCCATTTTTAGAGGTTTTACTAATAGCTATGTATTCTGCTTTATAAGTATCAGTGTAGATTTTTCCAGATGCTCCATTATTTACTATAGCTCTTGTAGAACTCCACCACATATTTAAATCTCCTGTAGATAAAATTTTGGCTCCGGCTATGAAACTAGGAGCAGGACCTGAAAATGGGGTTTGAATTATAGCTGGGGATTGGGTTTGACCATCACCATTAAACGTAGAGTGAACTATATCAAAAGTAATATTTGTAGAATCTGCTACTTTAATATCATCACAGCCTGGGTTTAACTCTCCATTGGTAACAATAAATTCTGAACCACTAAATTCACCATCTACAAATTCACGAGCATCATCTTGAGTAAATGTTTCAAATCCAAATGGTGTAACATTAGCACCATTCCAACTTTGAGTTACATTAATAGCTCCTGGGTATATAAATTCTGTATAGTTAGTACCTAATACAAAATTAGGTAAAGTACCACCATCTGAACCAGATGGAACAACAATTGGGAATGATTCAAAATCACTTGAAGCTGTGAATATTCTCTGACCATCTAATAACCCAGCAATTTGACCTATACTACCTGTGTAGTAAGGTTCAGAATATGAGGTTTGTGGTTCAGGGTATTTTTGTCTTTCTAATAAGTGTTGTTTAATAGAAATACCTGTAGCTGCTGATACTTTAGATGGGATAAAATCTTTGATTGTTTTCCAAAGTGAATTATCAAAGAATTTAATTAATCTAATAAAATCGTTCCAATCGTAATTACCTGTATATTTGAGGAAATAATCATCTCTCAAAGCATCTAAATCTGGGTAAGTAGTAGATCCTGATATTGCTTGTCTAGGATCACCTATGTATTCCCCAATATTTAAATAACCAATTGAGTTAATAATATCATCATTAATCTGGTTTGTTGGGGATAATACTACTTCTACTTGATTTACTGTATTAGTGTAAGCATCATCTATTTCAGTATCTTGTTGTATAGATCTGATGTTGGATAATTGCTGAGCGCCTTCAGGTAGATTTAAAGCTACTTGTCTTATTTTATCTGTAATGCGATTTTTAATACCAACTGCTGGTTGGTCCATAAACACATATTCTCTATTTACAGCAAAATTACCGTCAGTAATTGTAAAGTTTGAATTAGCAGCGAATGAATTTACTGTATCCCAAGAACCTGTTACTTTAGGATGTATTGAAACTGAGCCTGTATAGAGCTCACCCCCTAATGCTGCTCTAAATATTAATTCATCAGGAGCACTATTAATAGTATTACCCTCAATAGATTGAGGATTCATTACGTAATCTTTAAATACACTATGTGAAATTTGTGTATTATAATATTTAATTTCTTGATATGAACCACTAAAATCAGTATATCCTGTAATACCACCTACTGTTGGGAAATGGGAATTAGTTGAACTAAACCAGGCACTATCATCTGAATTTATAGAGGAAGAAGCTATAAATCCTAAAGAGGAACCATTACTCCCAGAATATATTTTATTAGCTGCTATTAATTCAAAATCTCCTGCATCACGATTAACCATAACAGACCACCATCCACCATTTAAAAATGGTAAAGATACGTTAGCAAATTCTGTAGCATCTCCAGTAAAGTTAGGATAAAACTTTAAATTGGCATATTGGTTATTAGGATCAGCAATTGAACCACTAAATGATCCAGAATCTAAAAGTGTAGTATCATATTCTAAAACTAATCTTACATCTCTACCCGCATCTAAAGTCCATAAAGACTGTGAAGCAGGTGAGTTAGAGGATGAAGGAGGTAGTTGAAATCTAAATTGTAAAGATTCAGGTACATCATCAGGAGCATTCCAATCTGTATTTACACCCCAATCTGAACTAATAATACCCGTATCTCCTGTAGAATAAGCATAATTGAATTGTTCAAACCAGTAATCCCAATCGTTAGTATTATCTTTATCTTTACCACCAAATTCATCAATTCTAAGTAATGTATTTGGGATACCATATATTGTAGCTAATGTTCTAATACCATCAACTGTACCTTTTTTCTTATATAAATAAGATAAGTTATTGTAAATACGTTTGTATAAACGTTTTTTTACATCATCTTGAGGTAAAATTTCATTTGAACCAGTTATAGAAGCATTTACATATTCAAACCCGCTTGGTGTAGGTAATGAACCTGTCATATCAGGGAAAGGGAAATAACTACCTGATGGTGTTAGACCCAATGTCGCTGAAAATAGATTAAATGAACTAAATTGGTTTTCGTATAAGTTAAATCCTAAATCCCGTAATTGTTGTGCGATTAAATCGCGTGAGATTCCTGAATCAATGCGATTATCGTTATCCCATTTGTTCGTGATATCTTTGATGTATATCCACAGATTTTCGTCATAAAAATGACCTACCATATTAGAAAAATCTACATATGATTGATTAGCGGAGTCTTCCCTTATATACTCTGGGATTGAATTATATATCCAATCTTTGTTATTGTCATCGTATGATTCAGCACTCGTTAAACTAGATGTAATCCAATTTTGGGCTAATACACTAGTTGATGATGCCTGGTTGTAAGGTTCTCCTGTATTTGTTTTTGGGTAAGAACTAGAACCTGAAGTGTAATATAAGAAGTATTCAAAATTGTCAAACCCATCAATAGTTTCATTAATTTTATTTTCATAAAATGCTGTTGAGCCTGAAACTGAAGTAACTGTGGAATTTGAACCTGATGAAGCTATGTCAGTCCAATTTTCTATTTGTCCTATTTTGTAGAAAAAGTTGCTAGTACGTTTTTCTGCTGAAGAAAATTTAATGAAATTTGAGTATTCTGTATAATCAACATTTATTTTTACACTAGGATCAGCATAAAAACTATTAATTTGCTGTAGTGAAGATGTTACTGAAGTTGATATTAGACTAGTAAAATCTACTTCCTCTGTAGAATTATTAACTTGGCCTTTAATTGGAAGATTAGTGTTAGGACCTTTAAGTCTAATGGTATTATCTACTATTATTGGCTCAAAAGGTAATTCAACTAAATAAGCTATAGGATCCGCTATCTGTTCTACTACCCACAATGTTGATTTTAATTGATATTGTGGAGGTAAAGGCTCATATAGTTTTATAAGAACACTATCTACATCTAGTAAAATATTATTAGCAATTACTAGTTGATTGTTACCAAAATTTAAATAAAAGTCTGGGAAGAATTCATCAGAGTTTCTTTCTTGGATATATTCTGTAGTAGAAGCAATAATTTCTTCTGTAGATATATCGTTAGAAGTTAATCTAACCTCAGTTCTATCAGGTGAAATTTCTGATATAAAATATCTTTGAGAAAAATTAGATGATAACCTAACTGATAAGAAATTGTAAAATGTATTATATGTTCCTTCTTCGAACCCATTTACAAATAAATCATTCTCAGGATTAATAACTAATATGTTATCTTCTAAAGTATAATCATTAGAATTAGCAGGTGAATCAAATGGTGGATATACTTGGCCCCCATTATTAGGGTTATATACAAAGTATTCTATATAATCTGTTTGAGGAGCAAATAAAGTCTCTATTTCTATGGAAGAAATAAGATTTTCATCTGCAACTGAATATTCTTCTAGTTCAAATGAAGTAGGATTTACTTGTGTAATTTTAGCTTCAGCCATAATTAATTATTTCTTCTTTCTTGTCGTTCTTCCTTACGTTTTGCTCTACGTTCTTTTCTTTTTTCTCTACGTGTTTGTTCTTCCCCTTGGTCAACGCCTACATTTACATTTACACTAAATTCTGATGGAATTTCTAAATCTGGTAGTGTTGGGAGTTCTGGTAAATCCAAACCTGCTGTATCTAAAACATCAGCAATAGTATTTAATGCTCCACCTCTTTCATCAAGTAATTGTCTTCTTAATTGAGTAATTTCTTGTTGAAGAGCCTCTAATTCTGTTGTTAGTGGGTTATACCCAATATATTCTGTACTAGTTGTAATTAAAGTTTCATGTGAGTTATTACCTCTTTGAGGAATATCAAAAAACAATTTATTATATAAAACAAAAAATTCGTCAACGGATACATTTTGTACCGCAACAGGCTCAGTATTCTGTGGTGTTAACTGAGAGAATTCAGTATCAATAACCTTAGGGTATTGAGTTTTACTGAATGAATTTCTTGTTAAATTTACTTGTTCTCCCATTATCCGTTAACTACTTTAAAATAGTAATCATTATCATATACTGTTGTACTGCTTCCATTATTTACTTGAATAAGTACTTTATAATACCTTTCAGGTTCTAAACCATTCATATAGATATCAAAATAACTTGAAGATGCATCAGCACTAATTCTAGTATAATTTGAATCAAAATCCACTACGTACTCATCTGTATCTAAATCTTTAATAGCATACCAAGCTGAACCAGATGGGAGGTAATATTGTTTAGTATACAAAGAAGAAGTTGCCCAAACACGGGCAGGATATTTAGGTCTACAATTTACTCTAAATCTATTTATACTTTCTGAGAAAAATACTCCTGGGTTCTCTGCTAAATCTATAAATGCGTTAGGTTGATTTAAGATTGTTATTGCTGACGAACCCGTATCCCACGTAGAATCATCCCATTTAATATCTAATTCTGGAGGGTAAATAGTATTTGTATCAACTGTGTAATATTGCATTACTGGTTGTACTTGTCTATTAGTATTGAATTCAGCATTATTTTCCCACTTAATGATAACACCATTATTAGGTAAAGAACCACTAAACCAATCTTCAACCATAGATGTAATAGTAACATTTAAGTCTTTATCTGTTCTTGGACCAAATGATTGTGTTGTAGGGTATGTAGTAGAACCATCTGATGAACTAATATACCATGAACCCCCACCTTGTGGGGCGTAAGTAGCATCATAAGAACTAGTATATCCTAATAAAGAACCTCCTATATCCCAAGCATTCCCATCTCCAAATTGAGGTGAATCCCAACAAGAACCATCTGTAGTTATTGGTTGGTCTAAATATGTACCTGTACCTTGGTTCCAAGAATTATATATAGGAAATATTTCTAAAACAGAATCTTCTACTATACCTTGAGCGGTTGCAATAAAAGATTTTAAATCAGCATCCCAGATTCCTGTTACTTTATTATTTAATACATCTCTTAATTCAGTAGTATCAAAATTTATAAGTGAACGTGCAACTGAAGGTGAAGTGTTAACTGCAAAATTTAAATTTGAGACTTGATTTATTGGATCAATACCTGTATTCATTGTAGGGTACATTGAATATAGGGATGTGTCTTTATAGGGAAAAAGTTTATATATTGCCATAATATTTTATTTAAGGGGCTTGCTGGCCCTTCTTATTAAATCACCATTCTGGAGGTTATCTATATAAGTATTTTTAGGAGTGAAAGGTTGAGTTGTTGTAAAACTTTTGTATTCGCTACCTACTTGGGAATTATAAGCAACATTAATAGCACCTCCTAATGGGGATGGGGCTTCTAAATCCAGGCTAGTTGAATTAAAAGTATTAATTAATGTAGGGTTTGAAGTTGGTGCTTCAATAGGGGTATTAGGGTTTCTAATAATAGGAGAAACACGATTTGCAACATCCTTATTATATCTTTGTTTTAGTCCCATAATTATATGTTTACAATTTTACCCTTAATATCACTATTTGGGAATTTAACTTCAAATATCATTGGATCAATTGATGGGTAAACTACTTGATTAATTGTTGCACCCTCTACATCATATGAATATGTGGAATAATCTCCGCTAGTTTTGTTGCTAACTAATACGTTTTTAACAGTTTGGACACCTTCAATATTATCTAAAAGATTTGTAATATCTCTTAAAATTATAGGTTCGTTAATTTGCCAATTTGTAATATTGAAGAAATTTTGAAGTGATATAATACATTTCCTTAAAACTTCATTATTATTAAAGTTAGGTAAAGTAATAATCTCAAAAGTTATTCCTATGTTAATAACAAAAGCATCTTTAATAGCTACCGAATCACCAATAACTCTAAATTGAGATAGGTACGTTGATAGATTCTGTTTTAATGTTGATGATGCTGTTGTTAAGTTATTATTGTTATTAAAAGCTAAAGTATATAAATCAATATTAGTACCTGTATTAGATGATGCTTTGGATTTTTCAGTATAAACTTTAGCTATCCTTCCATATTTAGGAGTCATAGATAACGCTCTTACAGTATAATCATCAGGTGTTACTGTTCTATACTGAGTACTAAAGTTAGAAATAATATTCTGTCTTAGTTCTTCTATAGAATCTCCACCTCTACCTCCGGAAGCAGCATCAGGATTGTTTGTTATCAATGAATTAAATGATTGTTGGTATAAACCACTACTATCAGTTGAAGAAAAATTAACAAATGTTTTGTTTATTTGTTTTATATTAGTTAACGTATTAGCATTAACGTTAGCAGCAACCCCACCTCCAGTTAAATATCTTACAGTTAAGTTCCCTGTTGGTGCTATACCATAGGTAGGAGTAAATATAAAGTTTGTAGGTGAATATGCTGTTGTAAGTTTATTTTTTTCAAATGGTAAACCTAAACCTACATTATCACTATTAGGTGTAATTTCTTCTTCTACATCTTGAGACGTACCAGCACCAAATTGGATTTCTAAAGAACCACTATTAATGAAACGAGCAGCAAATCTACGTTGTGTTTGCTTTAATTGTAGTAAATAAGGTGATAAACCTTCATTAGTATAATTATTAGGATCGTTTGGATTGGTATTACGAATCGAGTCATATACCATTTCCTCAGCTAAATAAGGTACTTCATACCATACATTACCATCAGAATCTACTATGTCTAAAATACCTACAATATTAGGAGCATTTATAGTAGTTGTAAAAAACTCTTGTGGAGTGGAACCAGCACTAATAATTGTAGTGTTGATTGTTGATGAAATAGCGTTTCTTGTCTTTTTAAGTAAGTATGTTGTTGGATTATTACTAGCATCTACAGTATAAACTGTTACTTCTGTAGGGTTTAAAGAGCTAGAATCCGTAAAGTCAATAGGATCTTCTGTTAAGAAATTAATCTGTGCATTTGCTGAAGAACCAACTTGTGCATTTTCTCCTATTAATAAGGCATAATTATAATCTGGTTGGTAAATGGAAGGTCCTGATATTATAGATGGGACTGTTTGGTAAAAATCTACACCAACAGTAGCAACTCCTGTAACTTGGGGTTTATATCCCATTACATATGCTAAATCAAATAAATTTTCAAATTTACGAGCAAACTGAGTATATGTTTCTTGTATTTGGTTATCTTGGTAAAATGAAAGAACATCACCAATATAAGATGACATTTCCATAAACATCATACCCGGAGAAGCTTCTGTGAAGTCCGTATATGTTGTTGGGAAGTATGTTTTAGAGTAATTAATTAATGATGATCTTAGATCAGCAAAGTCTCTATTTAAGTATTTTATGTCTCTCGCTTGTGCCATTATCCAAAGTTAATTTCGATTTCGTCAGATACCCCTTGTTGAGGTATTGTATATTTTATAACTACATTAATAGTATTAGTATCTTCAACAGCACCAACGTTAATAGCACTTATAGATACTGAAGGAAAATTAGTTGATATTTTAGAGCTTATATCGTCTTCAATGCCAGATAAAGTACCATTTGTAATTTGTTCAAAAATAAAACTTCTTAAACCACCCCCAAATTCGGGATTATCTAATCTTTCCCCAGGTTCTGTTAAGAAATAATTAATTAAGTTGTTTTTAATAGCATCTTTACTTGTATAATTACTTACAAAACATTGGGGTGTTGAAAATGGTAAATTCACTCCAACACCAATATTGGGTTGAAAATCAGTAGTTGGTATTACGAGTGGATTAAATGCCATTATTTACCTTTCATTAAACCCATGATTTGATCTAAACCAACATTACCTGCTGGAAGTGGGCCGTTTGTTGTATCCATTCCTGGTTGTACTTGTAAAGAATTTCCTATACCTTGAGCATTAGCTGAAGTAAAGGACATGGTATCTTCACCACGCTTCATTCCATCTAAAACTCCCATCATATTTTCTCTTAATTTTACTTTATCATCGTCAGGTAAAGCATGAGAGGTTGATGGAACTGGGGTTGTTCCTGTTACTACAGTTTTAGGTGAACGGACAGCTTCTAGAAGAATTTCTTTTAATTCCTCTTGGATAACTTCTCGTACTGATTCTTTAATGAGTTTTTTAAATTCTGTCGCTTTCATGATTATAAATATGTAAATTTAGTAGGACTTCAAATCATCCCTGTCAATAATAAATTTAAGTTCGTCGATTAATACTTGAGGGTTGGAGGTAAATGAAGATTCTGTTGATATTAATATAATACCCGATCTATTTTTACCTACTGCTCTATTTTTATTTACTGTATCTGTAAATGGAATGGATTCTATTTCTAATATAAATCCTTTATACGTACCATCATTTTCTGTTGCTGCAGCTATTAATTCATTATCATATACAGTGTTAATTGAGTCTGATATACCTGTTAAATTAGCATTTGGGTCACATAATGTAATTAAAATATCTAATCTATCTAACAAGTCCACACACCTTACAATAGTTGATTGCACTGTAGCAAATGCAGGAGATACTTGAGCTGCTGTAATTTTAAGAGGTGGAATGTTTGGAGTACCATCTTGTTTAAAAGTTATAGTATCTGCGATAGTACTTAAATCGTTAACAGAGGCAACAATAGCACCTGGGATTAATGGGATTGCTTTTGCAGCTTGATTAATTGTAAAGCTAGCTCCCCTTAATATTTTAATTAGTGTTTCTAAAATCTCAGCAAATGAAGCTCCAAAATTAACACTAACAGTTAATGTATCTAATATTCTACCTGTGTTGTTTAGATAGTCTACAGCATTATTTCGTTTTGCTATAATTTGAGGTAATTGAACATTACAAAATTCTTCTTTAAGTTGTTCTCTTAATTCATCTATACTATCACTTTCCTCTTCTAAAGCTGCCTCTAGTTTATCTATACCATATTCTTTAATAAGATTAAACGCTAGTGGTATAACAAATTTAGATAATTTTTGACTTTGTTTTAGGATTAATGAACCTAATCTTTGTAATCCTGTAGGTTTTTGGTCTTCAGCTACAGCATTATTAATACCTTCTATATCAGTAGAAGTTAGTTCAGCTTGTTCAATTCTATCCTGTTTGAGTTGTTCTTTTTGCTTTCTTTGTTCTACTACAACCTTAGGCTTGGGAGGTGGTGGAGGTGGTGGGGGTGGGGTTGAAACTTCAATTGAGGGTAGAATATTAAGGGAAGCTCTAAATTTAGATTCTATATCATATATTTCAACATCAAAAGTTATTAATTCATTATCTTCTTCATCATAATATATATCCTCTGCTATTTGTAGATATTCTCTATCAAAAGAAGAAAAAGCAGATTGTTGGACTCTATTAATAGCTTCAGTTGCACCATATTCTTCTTTTTGTCTTAAATTAGGACCAGTTACAAGAACTACATAAGAATAACGTTTTCCATTTTTATTTGCTGCTACTACATAAAGGGTTTCGAAGATAATTTCATTACCTAATCTAATTTCTTCTCTGTCTATAACCGAAACCCTTATGATAGTATTCTGAGCATCATTTATTACAGCAGCATTGGTGCGTTCAAGAGATTGTAATGTAAGTAAATCTAAAGCCATTATACTGTTTTAGTTGTGTTAGATAATATATTAGATAATTCTGCTTTATATCCTCCTATTTTATCATTTATAGCTTGTGCTACTAAATTTGTAGGTCCTATTGGTGTACCAACTGGAACACCTAATTGGTTTTGAAGAGCCCCAGTTAAAAAACTTAAATCATTTAATATCTTAGTTAATAGATCTACCAAATCATTACCTAAAACTACAGGTTGAGATGTTTCAACACCACCTAAATATAATTCTGGTGTTTGTATTACTGTTTTAGTACGAGCGTCTATATTAACAGATTCTACTGTATTTAAATTAATTGATTTAGCTGATGATAGTAATATGTGATTTGAAGTAGAATTAAATAATAATCTACCGGAATTTAAAATAATTTGTTCCCCATTATATTGGGTAGGTGTTGTAGGGGGAGTATCATACGATAAATAATCGTTTTGAGATGATACTTCAATTGGGATTTGTTGTGTTGATGTAAAATAAGCAGATGAACCATCTAAATTAATATCTTCTGTAATAGAATTAAATAAAGGCTGTTCTGTATGTTTTTTATTAGTTAAAATGGTAATAGGATCGCCTATTGATCCTGTAATAGACCAATTATTTTCTATAGATGTATTACTATTAGAAACAGTATTACCAAATCTAAGTGAATTACCAAATCTACCATCTACAATATAATCACCCTCATATGGAAATGTAGGGTTTGGAATATTATCTTCATTAAAATAAGTACCTGGGGTAAATGTTGTATTAGATGATGAGGTTGGTTTGTTTGGATTACCAACAGCCTCTACCTCTAAAATTCCTTTATTTTGACTTACAGGAGTAACAGTTTCTGTTGGGTAAGGTATGGGGTTAGATTGATTACTATTCCATAAATTTAATGGTGATAGATAATAAAAAGTTAAAGTATTAAAATTATTTTTATATTCCCGATTGGCTAAAGCTATAACTAATACAGTTTCATTAGTTAACGGATAATTTTTTAAATTAGGAAATAAAGGTAATACATTAACTAAAATATTAGCACCACCCAATTGTATTTCATCTAAAACTTGCACTTGAGCGTACCCATTAGTTGGAGTACCACTTTGATCGATTTCTAATATTCTTCCAGACAATAATTTACCCGTAAGATTCTTTAAATCATCACGAGTAGAATTATTAACAATTTTCCCTAAACTTTTATATAGGGTTTGTCCTGATTTTAGAACTCCAGCCATTGTTATTTAGTTTGGAGTTTTTCCATTTCCTCAAGTAGCTGTTGTTTTTCATCATCAGAAATACCTAAACCACCTTCTTCATTAGAAGAATTTAAAGCACGTTGTACTAACGTAGCCATCTTGATTAGTGCATCATCGTTTTTAACACCAATTTCCATGTATTCTTTAATAAGAGGTACAATAAGTGTGGCGTCACCAATGTCAGTAACCATCGGTTTTAATTCGGATATAAGCGCGGTAACTTGTGTTTCGCGGCGCTTTTGGTTATTATAAATTTCCTCGAGTAAATCGGAGAATTTTTTAGTACCAAATACTGTTTTTTCGAATTGTTGGCTCATATTTATAGTGTTTGTTCATGTATAAATATAACCTTATTCGAATTCTACATATCCGTTTTCAAGATAGAAAATATAGTTATCCTTAAATATAACATACAATTGGTTAGCTATTTTTGTGATTTTAGGAGTTTTCACATCTATCATTTCTCTAATATAGATATAAAGTGCTTTTTTGTTAAAAACGTCAATATATTCTCTTTTACGGAACAACTCTAAAATAGCATCTGCAACAGCAGCATCGTGTTTTTTAGGGAATAATTCAAATAATCTTTCTGAGCAGTAGTCCACATATAAGTTAATGTACATATTTAAGGGATCATTAGCTACTCCTACTTCATCCATACTATAGGTATGAGTATCATCCTTAAATAACTCATCGATTGGAGCTTTATGGACACGTTTCTTGTAATTCTTTTGATTCTGGAGGATTAAATAACGTTTAGCTATAGTACCAAAATAAGAATATGCTTTAGCACCTCTTGTAGGATCAAATAAATGAATCTTAGATAATAAGAAACAGATTACTTCGTGTTGTAGATGTTCAATCTCATTTACCTCCGTATAATAAAATTTAAAGGTATGGATTATATTTTCCGTTAATTTAAAAAACGGATAATGGATTTCATTTTGATAAATTCTACTTTTTACGTCCGTATCAGAAGTGCCATTGTATAATACAATAGCATCTTCTGTTTCTTGGGTAAAGTAGTTTTTACTCTTAGGATTTCTTTTTCTAGGCATAGTTGGTTATCAAAGTTTCTTTAACTGGAAGTCGTTTAAGATATCTTGTAACCCTTTTATTTGTTGAAAGAAAAAACCTACCTCATCATCGCTACTAAAAGTACCGCGTGCATCAATATTTTTCATCTTTTCATCTGAAACCTCTATTACTCGCGATAGTTTATCTAAATATTCTAAATAACCTGCGAGGATATCTTCTTGCTTTTCGAATTTACGGAGAAGGTTAAATGTAGAAAACCCTAAGGCAACTACAAAAACGGATAATATAATAATAGTAATAATCATAAGTTATCTAATAAATTTTTTAAACCTTCACTTTTTATTGAACCTAAAGCTTTCTGTTGTTGTGATTGACTTTTCGGCTTGGCATCCAATGTAAAATTCTTCTTTGGCGTCTCCACGCTACCATTTAATTTAGGTAACCACTCTCTTTCGAACTCAATACGTGCAGCCATTAAGTCGGCCTGGTGCAGTATAAATGGCAGCGAAGTACGTGGTTTTTGTTCGGGCATATATGCTTTAAGATATTTCTCATTAGCTGCGTCGTATAAACCATCATGCGTTTGTATCGCGAGCATTTCGTTGAAGGTATATATTACACCATGTGACTGAAGCATAAATAAACCACGATCTGGAACAGATGAGAATGGTACTTTTTTGTTAAATGTATAATCCTCACCTAACTTATCACGTCTCCACTTATCTGTCTGGGGGATATATGATTCATTATCTTCATCACCCATTTTTCCTAAATCATGATTAATAGCAGAAAATACAAGTTCTTCCATAGTGAAGGTAGACATATCTGCTCCTTCATCCTCCCATAGCTGGGATTGTTTAATAGCACATCTCACAACACGATTTACATGTTCAACATACCCTCCAGGAAAGGAGTTATGGTATTCTTTTTTATGAGCGGCAGGCATTAATATGACACGTTCTTGGTATTTATTATAAAAATCAAGAAGTGATTGTCTTCTATCCCCCGTGATGTGGGTTTCGATGTTGGAAATAAAGGTGTCCCAATTTCCTTGGATTTGATCTGCTGTTAAATTCATAACTTTTATTTTAGTTTAGTTTATTATCTCCCGTAAGAGTCTTTACTTTCTCTCTCAATCATAGTAGACATATCACCCAATTGAGTAGTAATATCATCAATGAGTGCATCGAGATCTTGAATAGTAGTTCCTTGGCGAGTAGCCATTACACGAATTGTCTTGAGTTTCCCATCAATACGTCTAATTTTGTCTTTGAATAATTCTCTGTTTTTCATAATATTTGTTTTTTTATTGCGTCTCGGGAGACGTCACGAAACATCACATCCCATTCCCTCTCTCCCTATCTCCTCATCTTCCTTTCCTCTGTACCCCAAATCTACAATAAGTATCTTAGGGAATCACGTTTAGTTTTAATAAATCTTGAACTTTTTTGATATGTGCACATTTTTCATAGGATTCTTTTTCCTCCCAAAAGTGGATTGCTAAATCACATGCGGTAATAGTGTAAGTATCGGAGAAAATTTTAGCAGCATCTTGGGCTTGTTCTAAATCTGGATTGAAATCTTTAAGATATGTCCAAGCTCTGGTATGAGTAACAAATTCACCGGCATCACCATCAAAATCAATGGCTTCGGCTAACTCGGGCATCATCTCTATGAATTTGTCCATTTTATCTTCCATGCTTTTTTGATTCCAAATAATCTTTTTGAACATACCCAATTTAAATGTTTGAGTTTTTTGTAGTTCGTTAAAGATATCCCCATCCTCATGTTTGGGAAGTTCAAAATTACTAAACAGTTTTTCTGGATCTATCATTAGATATTGGCTTCAACTTCTACTTTACCATTTTTCCAAATAGTCATCTTGGTTTTATACCAATCATCAGTATAAGTAAATTCTATTCTCCCTTTAAGAAGCTTAACAACCTCAAGCCCGTATTCATCCATCCAGGTATGAACGTCTTCCTTAGAAAAAGTTCCTTCCACATAATATAAATGAGCTATAGTAGCGTATTCTTTTATCTTAGTTTCTGTCTTCACGTGTATAAATATATGTAATTTCCACGTCGCTATCTGTGGTGGTGGTTATATAGTATTGCATAATATCGCGTTATATATGGAAATAAGTGGGGTTCTTCGACGGTTATTTGATTAATATTTTTTCGTCTGTTTCTTTTTAACATCAAAATCAGTATAGATCTTGTCTTCGAGTTTATCAACTCGGGAATCGATGTACTTAACAATTTCCTTATCGTCATTATTAGCACTTTGGGATAAATCCTGTATTTCGGTATTAATCCTTTGGTTTGTTTTTTGTTCTATGCGGTTAGCATACTTATCTAAGTTATCAAACTGTAACTTTAGAGTTTTTATAGCCATATGATTCACAAACGTACCTACAACCATCATTAAAATGATAACTGCACATACACCTAAAATAAATGATGTAATTTCCATAGTTTTATAGTATTATGTCAAAGAACCCCTTGTATTAGGGGGTAAGGTACATAAAAAAAGGAGAATAACCAAGTTATCCTCCTAATTTTACGCCTATGAGTATACTCGACTGCGAACTGAGCCTTTGGCCGGACTTGAACCGACGACCTACTGATTACAAATCAGTGGCTCTACCAACTGAGCTACAAAGGCAACAGAGCGAAAGACCGGATTCGAACCGGCGACCCTGACCTTGGTAAAGTCATGCTCTACCAGCTGAGCTACTTTCGCGATGGTGGAGAGAGTGAGATTCGAACTCACGGAACCTGTTAAGGTTCACTGGTTTTCAAAACCAGCGCATTCGACCGCTCTGCCATCTCTCCATTCAACATAAATATAATATAAAAATACCTACACTCCAACTTACTTTTTAGTTATCCGACAAGGACTCGAACCTTGAATGTCTCGTCCAAAACGAGAAGTGTTGCCATTACACCATCGGACAATCTAAGTTAAAAGTTCAGGTGTTGGTGTTGAGGGTATTCAATAGTTCATAGGGTTTGAATATGAGCATCCAAAGCTAAGGCTTCTTGTTGTAGTTTATTAAAACGTTCTACTACATCTATTCCCTCTGGGTTATCAGGGTGATATTCCCATAATAGTTGTATTTCCTGTTCGATTTTTCCTAAATCGTTGATTAGATTTGCTTTTTCTGCTATCATGATTCTTTATTTATTTAAAGGTACAAAAATGTTTTATCGAACCAAATCTTCAATCGCAATTTGTAAACAAACTAACGGAGAAGCATCTGGGTATTTTTTCATATTGGCAAGAGCATCAAAAATAATTCCTACTCTTTCATCTGATTCAAATGCCATTTCAACATAAGATGTAAATTCTGGTTCTATTTCTTGGTAATTCATAACTTTTAGTTTAATATTTTTTAAATCCTATAACTCGTGTTCTATTATCAACTGCATCTATTCTATCAGAAACCATCTTATTAGTCATCTGTAGCGATTCAATATCTACTTCTTCTTGAACCCACTCCACAAATAATTTAGTAAGCAGGTTTGATTTGATTTTTTTAACTAGTTTCATAACTTTTAATTTAAAGATTGAGTATATGTGGTTTCCATAAATTCGCTAAATTCGCTGTTAAAATCATCGAGCATATCACTTAGCGCTGCGTTGTAGCCTCGCATGTATATGCGCTCATTCTCGCTGTATTCCCGCGAAGGTAGCAACGATTCTATTTGATTTTCCGCGATTGTTTCTTCTAAGAGATTTTTAAAATTCTTCATAACCTTTATTTTATTAATATGCCGTGAATATACGAAAGATATTTCGGGCAACCTAATCTATTCGAAAATAATTTTCATTTCTATATCACGAGTTTCACTCATTCCCATATCACTATTAAATAATACCTGAATAAATATGGAAGCTGTATCACCTACCATCTCATCATCAATAAAAATGTTTTGGGTAGGGTGATAATTATAGTTAGATTTGGTTCCAAATAATGTTTCACTATAAGGACAATCAAGACACGTATGTTTAGTAACTTCATACCCAGCAAGGTTAAATAGATTCCCCATAGCATTAAGTTCTCTAATAGTATATGTGTAGTTCCCAATAGGGATAGGATTATTAAGAGTTTGGTCATTAAACCATCCCAAGTAACTATACATTGGGGTATCAAATTGTAGAGTATCAAATACAATCCAATAATCCGAATCATATTTAGTTTCAATCAACGGAACATC